GTTTTGTAGGTCAGCAATACTCAATTCTGCTTGTGGTTGAGTTTGTGCTTGTTCTTGATTTTCCATTTTTATTCCTTTTTATGATCATAAAGAAAAGCCCATAACAAAATCAATATAGAAAAAAGACCTGCCGCTTGTCCAGCATAAATCCAAAACCAAATGATTTGTTCTATCGTACTCATATTTATCTATCTTTCTTATTCCGTATAAATACCAGGTTTAAGCGTCACCGGCCGGGTGTCAAATTTTGGAAGTTTCGAATTCTTACTTTTAATAATTCTTTTAACACCATTCCCTTCATCGATTATAATGGAACGGTTGTCTTTCTTTTTAATTTTGTTATTACAAAATAATTCCGCAATTACTTCATTCAAATTTTCCTGTTTTTTCATATTAATTAACCCCCGACATAATAGCGTCTAATAAATCTTCATATAACATTATTCGTCTCCTTATTTCACAATTCTAAGGATGATAGTATCTTTATTGATACGGCCGGTTGCTTTAATCTCATTTGTTTTGAGATTTTTCATAATGCTGCGTAGACCAACCTTGCCTTCATTAATAACTTGTGTCACAACTCCTTGCGGTTTGCGAACTTTCTTTGTGATCGAAATTGCTTCATCAAATCCTGTAAGCGTAGTCCCTCTAACCGAAAGGCCAGAATTACCCACGGCATTATAGACAGACAAAGCACGATATTTAGTATTAAACAGCCAAACTTGCGAAGCACCAATAATTCCTTTCGGATCGACACTTTTAATATTCAATTCTGCAAAGTCAGGCAGATATTGAACTTTTGAGACAAGAACGCTTGCGGGTTTGATTTTCTTGGCTCGCGGCTTTCTAACCGTTTGACCGGCAGAATCAAGTTCGATCATATGATCGACGATCTTTTTGATAAAGAGAGCCATAATTTTCAAAACAGGTTTGCGCCATGATCTATATGATTCTGCCAATTCTTCGTCTTTACCAGACAAGGCGAGTACGATTTCGTCATATTGAGGACGAAAGTGTTCTGCAATACGCTTGGCAATTTGTGGTTTGATAGACTTTTCGAGCGACCACTTCTTGACATCGAATTGCACGACGCCTTCCTCAAAGAAGACATCCAATTGTTCTTCGAGTTCACCAATTAGATCATTTGCTTTAGAAGTTACACGATCTTGAATGGAAATTACGACCTTTGGTGAATTAGAAGTTTCTTCTTGTCCTGTTAGAGATGACAAGATTTCTTTAATTTTGTTGTCTGTTTTTGCAATTTCTTTGGCAGGCAGTTGAGAACCGGCCGCAAGAAGACGACAATTCCAACCAACCCAACGCGGAAAACTTTCCGCGTTCGCGCCAGCCATAGTTTGTTTTTCTTTTTCGGATTGAAGATATGACATTGCAAATTGAATTGCATCTTCACCGTTGTAAAAGTAATTGAACCAGGAGTAAGCCCGGCCCAATTCAATTTGTGAAGATTTTTCTGTGACGGTCGGCTCTGGTCCAAGATACTTTTCGTCGGCAAATTTAGGACGCCTAACTGAAGATGGCTTGGTCATTTTTCTTCGCTCCTTCGTCACTCGAAAAGATATCCGTATTCTTTGAATTCGTAAATGACACAGATACCGTCTTCAAGATAATCATGATTTTGCTTCAATTCTTCCGCAAAGTCAAGAGCCTCGTTAAGTGTATGAAAACATTGAGATTTCCCAAAAACCTCTCGAATCAATTCGGGATTTCCGGGATATTTACAAGATTGTTCATCGAACGTTCCGTAAATATTTCCTATTGCATGTGCGTAAGAAACGCGATATACTGGACCTTTTTGCGAATCAGTATACAGAACGTAGATTCCATTATCCATTGACATTTTATTCCTCGCCTTCATCTACACGGGTAAAGAAAGTGTTTACGATCAGATGGATAAACCACTGAAACATAATAGGCGCCCAAAGCGGCGAAAGCACTTCAATCCATGTCCAGTCATTCAAATGATCGGTCAGTTTAAGACCAATTAGAAGAAGAGACAAGCCATCCATAAAATTAATGGGTGTCTGATTGGCTCCTATATTGATTACTTTTATGTTTTTCAGGTCATCAATCTTATTAGTATTCATCCTATAGCCTTTCATATTATCTTCCCTTCTTGCGTCCCTTGAGACGACGTGCTTTACGCTTTTGCGAACCGACTTTGCGACGACCTTTGCGAGGTCTATTTTTGTGCGGGTGTGGCAATATTCTACTCCTTCAATAGTTGTTTCACAGAATCATATCGAAAAGAGCGCCATGCACCTTCGTCAATATCCCAAACTTTTTGCACTTCATCATTTATGGTTCTGGCTGGTTTAGGATGATGGTCATCGTATTCCTGTAATACTTGCGGTTCCTCTGGAACTTGAGGAATATAATTATCAGAAAGAGTGCAACGCATATTACGCCATGTTCCGTCTCTCTTTACAAAAACAACGGTAACAACACCGTTTTTCAATTCTTCTCGTAATGCAATTTTATCTACATTCATATAAATTTCCTTATTTAAGAAGATTCACCAATTCATTATAAGAGCCAATAAACTTTTTGTCAATGGTTATGACAGGAAAGCTTTTTGCGTCAGGAAACATTTCTAATAAAGTATCTCTTTCAAAATCTTTTCCAAGTTTATATACGACATATTCCTTTGATTTATTTTTAAGTAAAGTAACAGTTTTTTCACAAGCAGGACAATTATCTTTTGAATAAACGACGATCATTTTTTACCTCTTTATATGTGATTTTCTCACTCTAATCATTATCCAAGAATTATAGTATTCCTCTGACAATAAAGCATCTTTATCAAATTGTTCTTTTGCTTCCATATACGACGCTTCGCCTTTACTCTTACATAAATACAAGATTTCGCGTGAAAAGTTCTCTTTTCCCAATTTTTCAATGTCGATTTGTAATTCTTTATTACTGCCAAAATATTCTAACCAATCGCTATCGACGTGTTTCTTGACGCGTTTACCCTTTTTCTTGGTTGTGCGCGTAAATTTAAAAAGTTTTTTGCCGATATATTTTCTTCCATCTTTCTTATTAGTGATAAGATAGACAAAAGCAACTATGCCTTCGGGAATTTCTGTAAATGGTTTATTGAGATAGGTCCATGTCATAAACCTATTTATTCATCTATGAAATCAGGCTCCGGCGGATATTTCTCAAACCACATTTCTTCTAATGAATTGTCTATATCAAGATATTGATCTATACCTTTTACATCATACTCTTCAATAACATCTAATAATACTTTATAAACTTCTTCTCGATTCGAATCATCAATATCGCTTTCTGATAATAATTCAATAAATCTTCCAAATATTGCGGCTCTTTCTCCTGCCATTATTACTTACCTTTCTTGAAATACGACATATATTCAGAAACAGAATCCGCAAAAATCTTATAACTAAAAACTGTAACGTATAGTGCTTGTCTATACCAATCATAGACTGGATTCCTTGCTAATATGTCTGGGTCTTTTTTCTTCTTTTTTTTATGTTTCTTGTATAACAAAGTTTCATCACTAATCATCGTTTCAAAAAATTTAATTCTTCCTTCATTATATTGATCACCAATATTTATTAGCGGATCATTGATGAGCAAATTAGATACTCTTTTGAGCATCTTTTTTGTTTTTTTCGCGTTGTGCCATTGTTCAAGTAAAATTTCATCAAGTTCATTCATTTTTGTCTGTAGAATATTTTTATTATATCGTTAATGTTTTGTTTATATATTTCTAATTGTTTAGAAAATGTATCGTCCAAGTATTCACATAATAGATTTATCGTTTCATCTACGGACCATCCTTGTTGATTTAATTTCCATATTTTAAGATTAAATGCTCGTTCTTTTTCTAATTCTTTTTCTTCTTTTTGTTTGGTTTTTAGTTCTTTTTGAAATTTATTCAGATCATAACCAAAATCCCATGCAAAATACATCCAAACTTGATATTTAAATTCCTCTACATGATTCATGGCTTCATCAAAAGAATCAAAGTCTTTGCATCGGTGTTTCTTTTTGTTTTGAACGTAATCGACAAACGAAACAAAAAGTCGGTAACGATCATTAATGATATATTTCACACTCACATAAAGGTGTGCGCCGTCCATATTAACAGTCTCTTCATATTTTAGTGCTCGCGAAAACTTTTCGTTCCAAGATAATTGTTCTTCTTGGTATTCTTCTAATGTTTTAATCATGGCACAATTCTAATATTTGTGTTATGAAGATCATGACTTACAATTGAATAAAGAGTAGCCGCATTAGCGGGACTAAGACGAACACATCCATGGGAAGCAGGACGACCAAGATTTCTAACAGCACCGGTTCCGTGAATAGCAAATCCTCCTGAAAAGAAGATGCTCCAAGGCATAGGACTATTATCATACTTTCTAGAATAGTGCATTGGTTGTAGAGAATAAGGATGAAAAGTTCCTGTTGGTGTATAATAACCTTTGCGGGCCGTAGAAACCGGCCATTGATAAGAACCGTCGTCGGTATCAACTTGCATCATTTGTTTGGATTTGCTGATAGTTATATCAGTTTGCGCAAATGCCGTCGAAGAAAGAAAAAGCATAGCAAAAATAATTTTTTTCATTGTATATTATTCCTTATGAAAAATATTTGGATATCTAGAAGATTTGGTGCAACACGATCTTCAGCAATTTGAATATATTCACCATTCAATTCAATAAGAGTTGCATTTCTTCCATTTCTATTGGCAGCAAAAGCTGTTGTGCCTGCACCACCAAATGGATCAAGAACCATGCCACCTTCAGGACAACCAGCTTTGATACACTTTTCGGCAAGTTCTACAGGCATAGTTGCAAAGTGAGCATCTTTAAATGGTTTTGTTGCGATCTTCCAAACATTTCTTGCGTTTCTTGTATCACCTACAGTAAAAGCATCATCACCAGGACGAGCCCATGCCGAAGCCCTATGCACGCCATTTTCCATTTTTTCTTCAGCATTTTTTTCGTTAATTTTTTTAGTAACACCAGAATAATTTGCTTTTTCTGCGATAGCGGCAGAATTATAAAAATACTTCTCACTTTTTGTAAGAAGCCAAACTTTCTCATGTGAGCATGTAGGACGATCCTTAACGCTTTCTGGCATAGGATTAGGTTTATGCCAAATAATTTCTGAACGAACATACCAACCATCTTCCTGTAACATAATTGCAAGGCGATTAGGAATCATACACAAATCTTTACTTTTTAAACCATGTGCATTTTTATCATGTGAAGGAGAATATGTTATTGGTCTTCCTCGACGACCATCACTATTTTTTCCTTCACTTTGTTTTGTAAGAGTATCGGGAGAAAAACCAGAACCGCCAGCATTTGATGCATAACAATCACCAATATTAAGCCAGAATGTTCCCTCTGGCTTTAATACTCTTCTCAACTCTCTACATACCTTTGTCATAGTTACCAAATATTCGTTCATTGTTGGTTCGAGACCAATTTGATCTTCGTGACCATAATCTCTTAAACCCCAATAAGGAGGCGAAGTTACAACACAATCAATACTATTATCTGGAATAGTCGGTAATACTTTTCGGACGTCGCCGGTCAATACAGTTAATGCCATAAATTATTTTTCCTCTTCGTCAACTAAATTATATTTTTTTGCTAAACTCATATCTTTTTCCGACAAAACATTTTCTGGTTCAAAATCACCAATATACAAACTCAATTTTTCATCAATATTATTGTTATTCACGAAATATGCAGGCAATCCTTTTTTCAACTCATAATGATATACGAATCTAGTATAAAGATCAAGACCGTCCTGAATATAATAATCTTTTTGAGGAACCCATCCTTTATCTGTTACTCTGTAATAAAGATATAACGGAAAATATTTATAAAAATGAAAAAGTCTTTTTATTTTAAAAAATACTTCTTTCAAGTCAAAATGCGATTTTGACTGTATTTCTCTATATTCTACAGAAGCTGCATAATATAGATTAATACCAGTTTGTTTATCTTTTAAATAAAAAATGATATGAGGAATGAAACTATTTTTATCTACATATCTACAGACAACATTAATATCATTTGGTAAATAACCTAACATAACATTCTGAATTTCTTCTTTATTTTTAAGATATCTAACTTTAATATTATAATCAAAAAAACGGCTCATATCTCACATCCTCCAGAAGTACACGCAAGGGTTTGAACACCTTCAACATTATCTTCCATTTCTACAAGAGTGTCCCAATTTAAATGTGTTGGAATAGAAGGAAGCATTGCATCATATAAATCTTTGGTGATTTCTTCATATGGCGCTTGTCTATATGATCCGCCATCGTGTGGTAGAAAAGAAACACCGGACATTTCGTCAAAATGTTCATAAACCCATGCACCAACTTTCATCCATTCATCTTCTTTTACATTAATTGTAACAGAAGGTTTATGTTCGCACCATGCTTCTTGATACACGGCCCACAATGAAAGATGATTAATTGCGTTAATATCATCGCGAACAACGGCACCCTTAGGCGCTTTCATTGGGAAAGAGAATACAGTTGTGGAGTCAGGCTTCATAACATCTGGCTCCCACGGCACACCGCTGTCCTTCATAAACTTGGTGAGTGGGTCCTTATTATCAGCACGCACACGGCGAATATAGTAACTAGCATGACGGGGATGGATACCAGAAGCAGAGTCACAGAGTTGTGATACAGTGCCTGAAGGCTTAACGCAAGTGATAGCAGCAGCAGGATTGATACCAAGAGTATTAGCAAGTCCATTGTTTACCTCAATAGCAAAGTCACGAAGATTCGACAAACGCGATCTAATCTCGGTGTCGCTTGGATTGTTGAATAGTTTAGAGTCATAAATTCCAGTCAAAGAAACACCAAGTAGTCTTTCTTCTTCAGCATTCTTCTGCCAAATCTTTCTTAGATATGGAAAATCTGTAAGAGTAGATTGAAAAGTACCGAGAATAGTCGCAGCTTCAATCTTATCACGAATAGATTCCATTGTGTCATCTGATCTAATAACAACCTCTGTGAGATTACAGAATCCATATGGTCGTAAAATAATTTCAGAGCACGGGTTTGTTCCAAAAAGTTGGTCACCATTTCTTCTACCATTTCTTTTTGCAATTTTCTGACATGCTTCACGGCTGAATATTCCTCTTTCACCAGATTTTGAATCGTATAATGATACCCACTCTGCCATGAATGTGCCAATCTCTGGCTTCTCATTATACACGGCTGAATTGTTTGCTAACGCTCTTTGCGAATTTGCTTCCCACCATGCACCAGACTTACAATGTCGCATACGGTCGTCTGATAGATTAGAAAGAGAAATCATAGCAGAACGTCTAACGCCACCTACTACAACTACTTCGCCAATTTTACACATAATGTCATGACATTCCAATGATGTTAGCTTTCTTCCTTTTGCATTTCTAAAAATCTTTACAACAAATTTAAATAATTCGGAAAGAGGACCGGGTCCAGAAGATCGTCCACCAAATGTTTTAAGTGGTGCGCCTGCCGGTCTTACTTTCGATAAGTCCCATTTAGGAACTTCACCAGCATAAAGTAATGAAATGAGCATTCGTAAAGCCTTGGCCCATCCTTCTTTACTATCTTTAACAACAATAATAGTTTCGCTATCATATATCTTTTCTGGAATTTCTGGTAATTGATTAATGAATTGTCTTTCTACAGAAAAGCCTACTCCAGAACCACACAATAAAATAAACATTCCTTCATCAAACGCTTTTGGATCGTCGATAGGAAGAAATGAACAATTATAACCGCAAACATTATCTCTTTCTAAAGCCTTTCCTGCGGTCATAAGTGCTCGCATAGAAGGCATAACTTTTAGATTATGTATTGCATCATATAATCTAGGTCTAAGAGGTAACATATCATAATTATAATTATTCTTTAAATGATTTTCCATAAAATCTAAATATCTATTGACAGTTTCTTCCCAGTTTTCTCTTCGATTTTTTTCTGGTAGGTATCTGCTATATCTACTTTTGTATATAAATTCTTGATATAATGTATCCATTCTTATTCCTCTTTATTGATTATTTTTAGTGTTTTTACGAAAGAAAGACGTTTTTTTAAATTTCTCAAGACCCATTTCCTTGAGCGTTTTCATTACTGCTTCGCGTATTGCTTGTTTAATGTCTTGCATTTTTAAATTTACTCACCTTTTTTAACTCTTCATAACTATATGAAGTGGGTTGGCCCCAACCATTCTCAAATCTCTTATGAATGACGATAAGTGTTCCATCTTCTCCAACTTTTTGTCTAAACTCATACAGTATATCTTTACATTTTCTATCTGAATTGCTGTAATATTCTTTTAAAAATTTACTAGCGTATCTTAATACATCCGGGTCCATCATTCTTCTTTATTTCTCTTTCTCTCTTTTAACTTTTCGATCATTTCTTCAAAATTATTTTCTTCTATAGGCACCCAATTAGGACAGAATCTTCCTAACCATCCTTCTTTTAAACACGAACACGAATCTTTTATTTTAGGATCATATGTTTTGCAATGACCATAATGATCTTTTATATAGTCAATCATTATGCTTTTACTTCTAAAGGTTTTTTCGGATCAAAACCAAAAACTATTGATCTAGCTTCATTGTGATATTCTTTCCATTGTTCATCGTCGCAATCCGCCTTCTTAATTTTATTATTAGCAATTTCAATAATGAATAGTAGTTTTTTCATGGGGTTACGGGTATTTGTTCTTCTTCAAAATAACGCACAACATGTTTCTTCAGAAATATTTCCTGACTGAACAGATCATAAGCCGGCAGCGGTTTTTGCAATTCCCACTGTGGCCATCCGTCTTGATC